TGATGCACAGCCATTCGCCAAGAGCGCACGTATGACCGCGCGATCAGGTGAATGAATCAGCCCCCTGGGGTTAAGAACGCCCCAGTAGAATAAAAGCCACTTACGGAGTAAGAGGCACCCAGCGGAGTGATGCTGCTACGGCTCCGCGCCGTACTGATTCATGAAGATGGTTCACGTCCCGTTCTAAACTGGGTTGCAAAGCAATCTTCAAGAGAGCTGGATAACCATCAAGCGAATCTTTACGACTCACTGGACGGTAGACAATGGTTCTGACTTGTCGTCGCGACAATTCAGTGTTCCACCGTTCCTTCCTCCCACCATAACTAGATGGAATAAAGGAGTTCCAACTCAAACCCGGAGTATCTTCATGTGCAACAGGCAAACCAAAACCTGTCCGGCGTTCGACTTCGTGTCGGACGACGCTCGAAGCTTTCCAGAACCCTGCATGCAGGAGCTGGTTACCAAGAGACACCCAAGATTGAAGACTCGGGTCCATCATTTTGTCACGCAGAATCTGTCGGGCGTACACAGGGGTTACCCATGTGCCGTCAAAATATTCTGCTCCACAACTCTCTCTGAATTTTCCAGTCCAGAAAGACTTGTCGTGGTTAACTCTAAGGTTGAAACCCTCGAGCCAATCAATGACAAAATCCACCTCATCTGCGGGAACAATTATATCATCCCCGTAGACGTACACGTCCTTAGCGACGATACGCAAAGAACGCATGCAAGGTGTCAAGCCTCTGCTCTCCATCAATCCGCCGCAACATATGAAAAAGAATGCTACGGCCTCAATAGGAAAACATAACGCTGACCCCATAGACGCGAATTTTCGCAACTGGTATGTTTCAACTTCACCAGATTTACGTGTTATCGCGGCATGTGTACTACGACACGCCATAACCCCTTCTAGAAAGTCGGGATCACAGCGCGAATACTGTAGATACACAAGCTCCTTAGAAACCCGATCACTAGCTTCGGACAGGTCAATGGTTGCTAGATTAGCACCCAACGAACCGCGCCGAGCCAATTCTTGGTTTATCTTTTGGTCAGTGAAATTCACGTGACCACCCAAGATAGGATGAGACTCAATTAAAGCATAGAGTTCATCTTTGATCCCCTGCTGCATGAATTGTTGATGCACAGGTTCAATCGCAATAATGCGAGGAGTTTTAAGGTTCTTTCGAACAGTCACCACCCTTACAGGAGGTTCTTGATCACGGGCACAGATATCTATCGAAGCCACAGAACTATACGCGTCTACTGAGTAGCATGCGTAATGGTCCAATGGAAACACGTCATTAAGACGCTCGCTCCAGGATGGCATAACCCACTTTTGATTGCTCAAACGAGGAGTAGCAACAGCACCTGGGCCGTTGTTTGGCCTAACGTCCATATGGCGGATGGTTTCGCCAATATCATGGAAGATATCACCAGTGAGCTCAGTCAATCGAGCCAACACATCACAACGGGCCGGATCAAAGTGATCCGAGTCTAGACTTACATCTGTCGCGATGTACTTATCCAAGGCCGCATCGACTCGAGAGTCGGTACAGTCCACTTCCAATTTCTTACATAGGCGAGTAACTTGCCGAATAAGTTGAATGGCAGCTGGATCCGCATCATCGCGCAAAACACCTTTTGAATCGAACACGTGCTCTGTGAAACCCCTTAAGAACTCGGGGAGACACCCTCTGTGCTTGAATGCACAAAAACGAGGTGAGAGCACACGGCCATCCTTCAAGCAGTTGTCAAAATCGCTGCAGAAAGATGGTAGGGTAATCGTCAGAAACGAGAGCCCTTCGTGTTCGACTCGAGTAGCGATAGTATTAAAGTCGCTATCTCGATTAACAATGGAACAGCATACTGATGGATCATTAATCAGTGCTCGGAGTACCTTTAACAAGCTTTTCATCCTACCACCTTAATATTAGTGGACGGGAGTCTTGCGCTTGCAGAAAGGGAATT